CCATCGGGACCATGAGTTTCCCCACTACCAGATGCTCGTCTATCTGACAGACTTCATGGGTGGGTGGACTTGGGTCGATGGTCAGCGTTGCATCGACCCGGTAGAGGACGGGATTATTTGTTTCGACGGAGAGCAGATGCACCACCATGAGCCTCCGTATGCTCCCGGTGATCGGCGGGTAGTCTTGGTGTCAACCTTTAAACCAGTGGAGATACCTGATGGGTGAGTGGTTAAGTCCGTTTCTTTGCCAGTATCAGATGGTCCCCGACTTGGCGAACTGGGCCTGCAAGCAGACCATCAACCGATCTATGGAATCGGGACGGTGGCAGGCTTCTGGGGTAGCAGGCGGGGATCTAACTGAACTGCGGGATTCGTCGCAGATCGGTTGGCAGGCAGACTCACCAGCGACCGAACATGAACCACTGTTGGAGTTCGCACAGGAATGCCTAGACCAGTATCTTGCAGACCGTCCACTCGCTACCGACGTACCCGACTTCGGGATACCTGAGGGTTACAACGTCATCTGGTACAAGCCCGGTCAGGCTTACCATGTCGTCCATGCGGATCGTCACCCCACAGGGAAGTTGAGTCGGCGGTATCTAACCCTGATTCTTTATCTGAATACGGTCGATCAGGGGGGCGAAACGGAGTTCCCGCACCAAGGACTGAAGATCAAGCCGGTTGAGGGACGGTGCATAATCCATCCTGCTGACTGGACTTACTCACACAAGTCGCATCCTTCGGAAGAGGCAAAGTATGTCTTCAATATCTTCTATGGCTTCCCAGAAGATACGAAGCCTAGTATGTTGTCACAGTACGGGATCGACTAGGAGTCGTTTTGGCGCATTTCGCTGAACTGGATGAGAACAATATTGTTCTACGAGTAGTTGTTGTCGGTAACGCCGACACGGCTGACGAGAACGGGGTGGAGGATCCCACCATCGGTGTCGCCTTTTTGAACGCCCTGTTCCCAGATTCAGGAGCGTGGCTTCAGACTTCCTATAACGATAATATCCGAGGCCGTTATGCGGGTATAGGTGGTTCGTACAACCCGGACGAGGATATCTTCCACCAGCAAGCACCGTACCCATCATGGATAAGGACTGGGACGGAGTGGAACCCGCCTGTTGAGAAAGTCCCCGGCTATCTCTGGGATGAAGACACCCTGTCGTGGGTGCAGCCTGTAGCACCGTTTGAGGATTCCGTCTGGACCGTTGACGGCGATCTAGGTTACTGGGCACCACCCGTTGAATACCCCGGAACAAAGAACGAAGATGGCACCTTCTCAGAACCCTATTACGAGTGGGATCAGGTGACCGGGGAGTGGACAGAGCGGGCTGACTAGTGGCAGCCCCGACCGAGTATCGGGAGTCGGGATTCCGATACAACGGAGTTGATGCTGCCACCTACCCCGGTTACCAGTGGAACTACCGGGGGTTCTCTGACCTACAGGGTGGGATGCAATACACCCAGCAGGCCCCCTACCGTCAGCCTGAATACAACTACGCCGGTTGGCGAATCTTCCAGTGGGGTACCTACCGGAGAACTCCGGGTACTTATCGGGAAGCCAATCAGGAATACCGTGGTGTTAATCTTGATTTCCCCGAGTACCGGCAAACGGGCCTTCAGTACCGGATGTCAAGGAACTACTTCTTTGACCAGATCGTACTGGGGCTTGAAGCAGCCCTGTCAGCGTCAGCGACGGTAGGGGCTGCTGCTGAGATACCTATAGTCATCGAACCCGCCGGGTTGGTAGGGACGTTCACGTTCACGATACCGGCGTCCGATTCGGGTGGCCCAATCAAGATCGGTGTCGTTGGTCTACCGGGGCCGGACTCCTCGTCCATGTCGGCTTCAGCCCTGCTGGACCTGATCGACCCGGAACAGTTGATTCAGAAGCCGATACCAGACGTTCAGTTGATAGTGACATCGCCTAGTGGTGTTACTCTATTGGTAACTACGGTCTAGGAGGGGTTATGCCTATTTACGATAAGGGGGATCAGGTTCGGATAACAGCCACATTCACCTCAGATAGTGTCAACACCGACCCGACGGATGACGCAGCCGACGTTCAGGTTCGGCATCGACGCCCCTCACGCAGGGATGTGAACGGTGTCGCTGCTCAGGACACCTACCCAACAGCCACCAAGACCGCTACGGGGATCTATTTCGTGGACCTGCTGCTTGACGAAGAAGGGGTGCATACAGTCCGTGTTAAGGGGCTGGAAGGGGTTGTCGCCGCAGATATTGTTGAGTTACAGGTAGCCCGTTCTGTGTTTGCCGATTAGTCCACCACGGTCCATGACAGATACTACGGCAGAGGAGCATAGCGGCAACGTCAGCAAAGTCCGGGGCGAGAAGACCCGCGAACTGTTCCTTGAAGGACTGGCGGAGCATGGGACCATCTCCAAGGCGTGCATGATAGCCGGTGTCACACGGTCGGCGTACGACAAGTGGCGTCAGCGAATCCCCGAGTTCAGTGAGCGAGCCGACGCCATCAGATCGAAGGCTCTCACCGATGGTGGTAAAGAGGACTGGGACGGCACGTTCCAGAGTTTCCGAAGTAAGTATTTCGGGCATCTCTCCCCGTGGTTCCATATCAAAGCCATCGAAGCCTACGAGAACACGCCACCCGGTAACATCACCCTGATCCTGTGGCCTCCTGAACATGGCAAAACTACGTTGGCCGAGGATTACTTCTGCTACAAACTGGCGACCAATCCCGAGTTCCGCATCACCGTCGGATCTGAGGGACAGGACATGGCCCGTAAAATTCTTGGACGCATCCGTTCCCGCATGGAGCCTCAAGGTCCGTTCCCCCGGTATGTGGCGAAGTATGGTCCGTTTGTACCCCAGAACGCGCAGGGACGCAAAACCGCCCAGCCGTGGGGTGCTGATTACTTTAGCGTATACAAGAAGAACAGGCATGATGAGCGCGACTATTCGATGGTTTCATTGGGTTGGCGATCCAAGATTGCTGGTACCCGAACCGATCACCTACATATTGATGACATTCAGTCAAGGGTGTCTCTCAACCTGACCGAACAGATGTTTGAGATTTTCCGGCAGGATTGGCTGACCCGCCCCGGTGAGCAGGGCCGGACCAGCATTAACGGTACCCGTGTCGGGGAGGATGACTTCTATGAGCGGGTGATGGAGCAGATCGACTCTGACATCCTCAGGGTTATCAAGTTCCCGGCGATTGTCACTGATGAGCAGGGTGAGCCGGAACCATTGTGGCCGGACTTCTTCACAATGGAGTCACTGGACCGTATTCGTAGGAAGGTGGGTGAGGAGGCGTGGTCCCGTAACTACATGCAGGAACCCAGTTCTTCCGCTGCGGCGACCTTCAACGAGGAATCTATCAAGAAATGTTTGAATCCGTTGAGGTCGGTGAACCATGAACCCCCTAAAGATTGCTCTGTCTACATTGGCGTTGATCCCGCTCTTGGCTCTAACAATTGTGTTATTGCTGCTACACCGCATGAAGGAAAACTTAAAATACTTTTCATTCGGGAAGACGTAGGGCTGACCCGTAACGAACAGATTCTCGGTATCGTGGAAGATGCCGTACTGCAATGCGGTCGGAATGGTAGCAGTGTGTCGGATGTCATCATTGAAGCGATGGTGTTCCAGAAGGGGCTATCTCGTGATGAGCGCCTGATTGAGATGACGCAGCGGTACGGTTTCAGAGTCAGGGAACATCTCACTGGGATGAACAAATACGATGAAACGATTGGTGTCCCGTCGATGGCGTTGTCGTTTCTGCGCGGTGAGATTGATATTCCGTATGCGGAAGATCCTGCGACGCGCCACCAAGCAGACCAGTTGATTCGTCAGTTGAAGGCGTGGCGTCCGATGAAGCGTGGGACGAAACTCCGGCAGGATCAGGTGATGGCATTGTGGTTTATTTGGATCCTTTGGCGGCAGCGTAAGCAGTCGTTCGATCTGGACACTTCACAGTTTAACTTTGGTGGACTACCGTGGGGATCAAGTGTGCCCGTCAGACAGGTGTTTTGATGTATACGTTCGATGAGATCGTGTCGATTATTCGGCTCAGACAGGAGGCACAGTCCCCCCTCATCGCCCGCATGCAGGATGTTAAGGAACGGTATAACGGCGATTATGTAATACCACTCCCGTCAATGGAAGAGGAGCCGGTTCTTCCTCCTCTGACGCCTGCTTTGATAGCGGAGAATATCGACGCTGTGGCCCAGCGGGCTGCGTCTGTCACTCCGTTTATCGGTTGTCCTGCTATCGATCCTTCTAAAGAAAGGGGGATCCGGTCGCGCGAGTACGCTGATATCCGACGGAAGGCGCTCGCTGCTACATGGTATGACTCTAAATACAAGATCAAGATCCGTCGGGCATACAGGCACCTAGCCGGGTATGCCACCGCCTGTCTAGTGGTAACGCCTGATTTCAATAAGGGGCTACCTCGCATTCAGGTCCGTGACCCTATCGGTGTGTTCCCAGAGCCGAAGGCGTACGAAGATGTGGAGCCTCCGGCCAATGTCGGATTCATCTATGGCAAGTCGGGTGGCTGGCTGCGTAGCCATTATCCGCAGAGCCGTCAAGAGAACGGTGGGCCTGTAAACGGGGATGAGAACTCCCGTCAGGAGTTGTGGGATGTAGCCGAATGGGTGGACTCTGAACACATCGTTATCGGCATCATGGGGCCACGGTACAGCCGAAACTCGTATACGGAGCCACGGGCTACAACGATGATGGAACTGACTCGTGTTCGTAATAAGGCCGGGATGCCGTGCGTTATCACACCCGGACGGGTAACGCTAGATCGGATTGCTTCTTCCATCTCTAACGTCATCGGCATTGTTGATTTGATGTCGAAGATGATGGCTTTGGAGATTATGGCGCAGGAGAAGGCAATCTTCCCTGACAGGTATATCATTGGTAGGTCGGGTCAGGTGCCAATGATTGTCGGCGGCGAGTGGAAAGACGGCCGCGAAGGTCAGGTGAACGTCCTGCTTGACGCTGAACAGATCGGTGAACTCCGGTCGTCACCTGACCCGTCAACTAATATTGCTATTGATCGATTGGAGCGCAATGCCCGGATCTCTACAGGAACGGTCCCGCAGATCGGTGGAGAGTCATATGGCGCTCTTCGCACTGGTAGAGGCATCGATGCGCTTATGGGCGCGGCGCTTGATCCGCGCATTCAGGAGATGCAGGAGATCATGGAGGGACACCTTCCGTATCTAAACGAATGTCTGTTCGCTACCTATAAGGGTTACTGGGGTAGCAAGAAGTTCTCCATGTTCACCGGGTATGCGGGTGACTTCGGGCAGGTTGACTTCGTACCGAACGATCACTTTGAGACATTTAATAATGTCGTTTCGCATTCCATCCCCGGCGCGGACATACAGGGGACTACAATCCAGTTGGGGCAGTTGCTCTCCATGAAGGGCATTAGTCTGCATACGTTCAGGGCCAAGCATCCGTTTATTGAAGATGCTGAGATGGAGGCACGACGGGTCGATGAGGAGCAGTTGGAGGAGGCGGTTCTGGCAGCCATCCAGCAGCAGGCTTTGTCGGGTCAGTTGCCTGTGGTGTATGTCTCTAAGATTGAGAAGCATCGCAAGAAGGGTCTGGATATCTTTGAGGCCATCGAAAAGGCTGACGAAGAGATACGGAAGGAACAGGCTGCTGTAGCCCCTGAACCCGAAGCGGGGATGGCTATAGCACCGGAGCAGGCGATGGGTTTGGCAGCAGGACCACAAGGTATGGGACCACAGGGGGCACCGCCCGGTCCTCCCGGTGGCGAGATCCCGCCTGAGGCGGCACAGCAGTTAGTCGCCGCGTTGGGTCAGGGAGTTGGCTGATGGTAAGGGCACGCAAACAACCAGCGCAGACCCCCGGCTTGGAGGCTGGTGCAGCATATGGCGAGGTCAGCGATAGCCTAGAAGCCCAGCAGGCTATCCCGCTGCCCCAGAAGCAGGCAGGCGAGATCGCTCTGCCGCAACAGGCCAACG